GTAGATCATCAAATGGTCAGCACAACTATCGACGACTCAGCGTTTATTGTTGCGCCTGAGGCGATGACTGTTTATCGCTCACCACAGGCGTATATGTCTGTAAACGTCGTATCTAACTTGCAGGTGCAGGTTGCGATTTACGGCTTTATGGCAACTATCGTCAAAATGCCAAACGGTTTGGTTCGTTACAACCTAACCTGATAAATACCTATAGCAGTCGGTAGGGCTCTTAGCCCTTTGAGCCCTACCGGCCCATAGTTTTAGAGAGGAGTAGACAAATGGCAGCGACATACGTAACCGAGCAAGAGCTTAGAGATAATTTAGGAATTGGCGATTTATATCCGGACTCTGTTATAGAGGAGTGTTGCCAGTCTGCTCAGGATATACTTAATCAGTTTTTATGGTTTGACTCAGCCCCTGTTGTAGGCACCACGTTACAAAATAACGTAGCTACTGTAATGATCGCTAACCCTGCAATATTTAGCACTGGGCAGAGCGTGACCCTCAGCGGATGCGGTGCCACTTTTAACGGGACTTACACAATTACCGGGACTATTCCGTGGAGCACTGGGACTACAAATCTCATACCTGCTATTAGCTGGAATACAAACGTATGGAACTGGCCAAACGGATATAGTTTTATTCAGTTTGCTAAGACTGCCGCTAACGTTAATTTCTCTCGTGTATTGCCTTATGGCTCAGCTGTAGGAGCAGATACAAAGACAAGTACCTACGCAACAACGCCAGCTGTAAGAGAGGCTGCGATGATTTTAGCCGTGGATATTTTCCAAGCCCGGCAGGTCAGCCAAACAGGCGGCGTAACTATCGACGGTTTTAGCCCTAGCCCTTATCGTATGGGTAACTCAATGATCGGGAAAATCAGGGGCTTAATTTCCGGATACCAAAACCCTTTAAGTATGTTGGGCTAAAAGATGCCTACTCCAATAACTACGCTCCGTGCGACTATCGCAGCGGCTTTAGCGAATACAAACGTATGGAATACCTACGATTTCCCGCCTCCAACAATTACCGCTAATAGCGTTATCGTCGCGCCGGCAGAAAGTTATTTAACGCCAAGTAATAACACAAACCTAAATATCTCACCTTTAGCAAACCTAAAAATTATTTTGACGGTGCCGATGCTCGATAACCGTGGAAATCTTAACGGTATCGAAACTCTGGCTTGCGCAGTTTTTAAGAAATTAGCAAACTCAAATATCGTTATGAATATTGGCAGTATGACGGCTCCCTCAGTACTCAGCGTACAAAGCGGGGACCTACTCACGGCCGATTTCAGTATCAGCGTATTAACTAGTTGGGAGTAAACAATGAGCTACACACCCGAGGACATCGCTTTCTTAATTAAAATCGGTCAAATAACCGAGGCACCTAAGAAAGAGACAAAAGCAACAGCCACACCTATCGAGAAAACAGAGGAATAAAAATTGGCTATCTATCTCAGCAATACCGTAGTAGTCACGCTCAATAGCGTGGTGCTAACGGATCACTGTACAGCCGCAACAATTAACCGTAGCTTTGACGAGCTAGAGGTTACAGCTATGGGCGATACAGCCCACAAGTTTGTTAAGGGTTTAGAGTCAAGCACTATTACGCTTGATTTCCTAAGCGATACTGCAGCCGCAAACGTAAACGCCACACTCCAAGCTGCTTGGGGTACAACAGTGCCACTAACACTTAAGCAGACAAGCGCTGCAGTCTCAGCGACAAACCCTCTATACAGCACAACTATCTTGGTAAACAACACCACAGATATTAACGGCGCTGTAGGCGACATCGCTACACAGTCAATTACATTTACTTGTAATTCACCTATCGTAATTACTACTACCTGATAACAAACAAAGGGGCACACAATGGCAAGACTCAAAATAACAAGGGCAGACGGAAACGTATCGGAGCATCAGATTACGCCACGTATCGAGTATGCCTTTGAGCTGTACGCTAAAAAGGGTTTTATGAAAGCGTTTAGGGATGACGAAAAGCAGTCGGATCTTTACTGGTTAGCCCACGAGTGCATACGCACAAGCGGCGAGGTTGTACCGGTGTTTGGTCCCGAGTTTTTAGACTCATTATCTAAAGTAGAGGTTTTAGACGATCTCCCTTTGGGGTAGTGGGGCGGGGTTCCCTCGGTTATTTAGTCGCTCAGGTGGCTATTGAGACAGGGATCCCACCCCAATACCTACTGGACTTAGACCCTACAATGTTTAGAAACTTGTTACAGGTATTAACGGATAGAGCAAAGGAGGCACAAAATGCCAGTAGAGCTAAAGGGGGCCCTCGCCACAGTTAAAGCTATGCGAAAGTTTGACCCCGACCTCCTTAAAGAAATGAACAAAGAAATACGCGGTGTAATGGTGCCTTTGCGTGATAAGGCTCGAGGCTACGCACCTAGTCCTCAACCGGATAACCTTTATGGCTGGGCAGAGGGCAGCGTAGGTAAAAAAATTACAGCTCGTAACTCAGCGTTTAGACAATTTAATACTGAGGGCCGAGTACGGCTTTTCCCGCTTTACGATCATAAAACTGTAGTCAGCGGTATCAAATATAGTCAGTCTCCTAGCAAACGTAATCGCAGCGGCTTTAGATCTTTGTATTTTATTTACAACGCATCCGCAGCTGGAGCTATTTACGAGACTGCAGGCCGTAAAAACCCGGGCGGAGACTCAGCTAGTAAGTCTAACAACCCGGGCGCAGGTGCTCATTTTATTAACCGTATGGGTCCTTTATATGGAGACAAACAAAAGGAACGCGGTCGTATGATATTTAGAGCAGCGTACGAGGATCGTGGTAAAGCTCAGGATGCGGTCATTATGGCTATATCCACAGCTATAGAAAAGTTTAATAAAATTAGCAAGGGCAGTTATGGACTGGCGGCATAATGGCACTACCAAACTTAGTATTTAGTGTTGCCTCAGAATATGACGGCAAAGGTTTAGGCAAAGCCCGTAAAGATATAAACAGCTTTGATAAAACTGTTAAAAACTTAGGCAGGACTTTAGGCGTAACACTATCGGCGGCTGCTCTTGTTCAGTTTGGTAAACAGTCAGTTAAAGCGTTTATGGATGCCGAGCGTGAGGGTGTTGTATTAGCTAACACTATGCGTAATTTAGGTTTGGCTTTTGATACCTCAAGAGTTGCAGGCTACATAGATAGTATGGGCAAACTATACGGGGTTACAGGTGAGCAGGCTGTACCGGCTATGCAGGCGTTATTGGCTGCTACAGGTTCAGCTACAAAGTCTCAAGAGCTCTTTAACACTGCCCTTAATATTTCAGCCTCTACAGGTATCGGCGTGACTGAGGTCGCTAAGGGCTTAAGTCAGGCGTACCTCGGTAATCGCAAAGCTCTTAATGCTTATAACACAGGCCTTACAAAAGCCGAGTTACAGTTAAAATCTTTTGATGAAATACAGGAGATATTAGATACACGCCTTAAAGGTGCGGCTACAGATGCGGCCAGTACTTACTCTGGGCAATTAGCCATACTTACAGAAAACGCAAACCAAGCTAAAGAGGCAATAGGTAAAGGCTTAGTAGATAGTTTTATTTTATTAGCAGGCGATAACAGCGTAGAAATAGCCACCGAGAAAATGCAAAAGTTTGGCGATCAAATAGCCTACGCTTTAGTTGGAGCATCCGACCTGCTTAAAAAGATATTAGATATTGGTAAAGCTACAGAGCCGGTTGTTATTAACGGTAAAACTATGACCCCGGTTCCCTCAGCTTTTGAGCAACTATCCGAATACGGTAAAAAGGTAACGGCTAGAAATACACCTATGGGAGCGCCGGGCGCTATCTCGGGTAAGTTCCCAGTCGGAGCTGCTTATTTCGCTTTGCAGGAAAAGGCCGATACCGCGGCTATAAAAAGACAAAAAGAGTTAGCCGCTATCGAGAAAAAACGTTTAGATAATCTAAAGAAAATTGCTAGTGAGGCAGCTAAAAAACTAGCTTTAGATAAAGCCTCTGCGTTTCTTAACCAAGCCGAAAAGCTCTTTGATATGGATCGTATCCAATTAGGAGCTGCAGCTTTAGCTAAACAGACTGAGGAGGACCGGGTACGCATCCGCCTTAAGACTAATATCCTCGAGCTAGAGGATGCTATTAGTGAGGGCAACGTACAAGGGGCCGCCAAGTTTGCAGCTCTTATTACTGAGGATGCAAGGTTACTCGGAGTGTTACGGCAAAATGCCTATTCTCTAAGTGATGTACCTAATCCTTTTGATGCGTGGCTAAATAGTCTCAACGCAGCCTTAGCAGCCTTATTAGCTATGACTCAGGTAATACCAGTAGTAACTGCACTTATCGGTATGGGTGGTTTTAATGCCGGCTCTGCTCGTATGGGTGAGTCTGCGAGTAACGCTGCGGCTGGACTACCTGCTAATTCTCTTACCGATTTTATGGGTTTTGGCGATGAGCACTTAGGGCAACTAGCTAGACAAGGCGCTAACGCAACAACTATTAACTACAATATAAACGCTGCGGGTATCGGAGACCAACAAATAGCCTCAGTCGTACAAAACGCTATACAAGAGCTCAACCGGTACGGTAACTCGACTACTTATGCAGGGGCTATCTAATGCCTTTGCCAGTGATTAACGCGGTTATTAACTTTTCTACTGGCCCCTCTTTTGCTCAAGCGATGATTTTAGACCAAGGTATTTTA